CTTTTTTATTTTGTAATCACATTTAGATGCTAAGAACTTGATACAAAGACTTACTTTATAGGTTTGCATCATTCTACCAACTCCCCATCTTTCCAGATTAACTCCCCTAAACCTTTGCCATTCATCAAGTAAAACTCATGGTATTTAAACCTCGAATTATCTGGGTTTGACCCAACAAGTTCCTTTATCGACTTATTGTTAGTTTTAGTTACATTTATTGATTCACTACCATTCGGGAAGAATTGCGTTCTAACTACAACTACTGACGGTATTACCGTTTCTTCTGTGATTTCCTCTTCAACTTCGACTTCAAAAGTGTCATCAGCTGATACAAAATCTCTCGTGATGCATTTTCTGCCACCATAAAGAGAGAAGTACACATAATTTCCATCACTCTGATTTTGTGTATATAACGTTTTCCCTTCTGCTAATTCAGGATTCTCCCATGCCCACTTAATTAATTCGTCTAGTCTCATTTCTTTTTTTATTTTGATTTTCATCATTTCCATCTCCTCTAAAATAAAGTTAGTTGCTTCTGCTCCTCGTATTCCAAACCATGTTGCTTTATATATGTTTCAAGCTCTTCGGCTGTATCAAACATCTTTTTCACACCTTGCCAACCTGGCACGATATGCCCGTGAAAGTAATAAGTGCCAATCACTACATGGATATGTGCCACTCGTTCGTTATCCTGATACAGATATCTCTTAGATCCGAAAAATCGGTTTAAGTATTCTTTACATGCGCTATCGATTTTAGGCATTTATACTTCCTGCCATTTCTTAAACATTTGGTTATAAGTGATATCGAACCAGTACGGATCACGTGAATGTTTCTGTGGCACATTAAACAAATGCGGCTTCTTTCTTCTTAGTTCGGCCTCTTTGCGTCGTTGCCTAGCCATTGCGCGTTCTTTGCTCTCTCGTTCCATAATTTTGGATAACACGATTTCTTTATACTCAGCTAGGCGCATGCCATAAGGTGCATGTAAGGCTTCTAACAACGCCCAGCCACCTCGTACTCTTTTCGCAACCATTCCAGGAGTTAACCCGTTCTTTTTTATCAATTCATTTTCATGTTCGGTAAATTTATATGGTTTACCGTTAATCTTTACGATACTCATTTATTCCACCTCTGTATTTATCCTGTGTTAAAATTTTTAAAGCTCCTGTTTTTTACTCCGGATGTTATTTATCCTAAAAAGTATTAGTGCGTCTTTTTGGTCGTTTTCCGCCCTATATTCACGAGCGCTAATGACCAAAAGCTCTTTTTGCTCTCTCAGATAATTCTTGTCGTCGCTCTTCAGACATTAATTTTCTAAATCCTATTGCGCTTTTAGGTAGTTTCGCCCTAACCAATACCGCAGTCCCAGATTCTAATCGTTCCAATACCTCTACATCATCGCCGTACAACTTTGTCATTCTAGTAATATGTGTCGGTACCGATGAGTAAGCAATCCATTCTTGATTTTCGTAATCATAGTTCAATGTCGTTTCGCGGTCTTCTCTTGAATAACCGTCACTTACAGTTTTTGTTTCTTTGGTAATTCTTGCCATTTATTCCACCTCTATATATGCATGTCTTATCGTTATGTTGGCATACTTTAGTAATTCATCCGGATTGTCATCTAAGCGCTTTGCTAGCACATCTTTTTCATCGTCGACATCATCAAAATGCCGATATTCAACTTCTGTAGGTATTCTTATATCAATCGTTGCGTTTATATATGCTTGTTGTTGCATTAGATCACTTCATTTCTCTTTTTCTTTTACGTCTGACTTTCACTAAGTCCTCATATACCATCCATTCTTGACCTGTGTATTTAGGCGCTTTACATATCCACGTTAAATTCACATCTCTATACTGATATCTGAATATCTTCGCTTTGATGTTGGCAACTTCGGTCGCCTTACCTTTAACGTCTACAACTTCAACCAGTTTGCCATCCTTCCACAAAGAGAAATCAGCTATATACGTAATCGGTCTTTGTTTCCCAAATTTAGGTTGTAGTTCGAATTTCGGTTGTATTTCTATATGGTCATAGTTAGTACCATTCATATTACTTTCTAAATATTGGTAATATTCACACTCTACTTTGCTATCAAATACAATTCCTTTGTACTCAACTTTCTTAGCATTGTATTTACTCATTGCGCCACCTCTAAATATCAAATATCGTTGCTTGTAAACCCAGCTCTTGCTCATATAGAAGCCCGTGAGCGCCTTTGAATCGTTTTAGGTCACTATCAGTCATAATTTTCTTTTCGTCGCTGAAATGGGCTCCTGTGAGCGAATAAACCTCATTTACGTTGTCTTTATACTTGATGACCTTAATATCTTCTGTGCCATCTTCTCGGTATAAGTAATATTTTTCTTTCGGCATTTTTTAACACTCCTTAATATTCGACGATAGCGGGGCGTGTATGACGTTCTGCAAGTTTTTGGATAAATAGGTCGTACAACCTATTTTCATCGCCCTGTGCCTCATCTATGAGTTTCTGAGCGTACATATCTGAACACTCAAGTTTAGTTTTTAAAAATTCTTTGGTTACCATGCATCTCGCTCCCTGAAATCGTCTCCGATTACTCTTACTTTTCTCGCATTGTGTTTCATTCTTGAATTGATACGTTGCCAGTTCATATTTTGATTTAGTTCTTTATCACTAAAGTTAGTTGTAAAGATGTTGTTTTTACCTACTCTGTTATCAACAATGCTGAAAAGTTTATTTAAAGTGTGCTCTGTGTTTTCTACACCCATATCATCTAGTACAAGTAAATCAATATCACTTAGCAATCTGACTAGCTCGTCTGTAGTCTCTACTGCATTTTTGTTGTATGTCGCTTTGATACGATCCATCAACATTGGTATGTGCATAAAAGCAACCGTATGCCCTTTAGCTTTAACTGCTTTTGCGATAGCGTATGCTAGGTGGCTTTTACCAGTTCCGTATGAACCTTGCAATATTAATGATTTTGGCTCTTTTGTAGAGAAGCCTTGAACGTACTCTATTGCTGTTTGTTTAGCTTGTACTTGTTTTTCATTTTGTGGCTTATAGTTGTTAACTGTTGCATCTCTTAGAGACGGATTAACATTTGATTGATTGAAAATATAATCAAGTTTCTTTTGTTTATTCCTTTTGTATTCTTCATAAGCCAATCTTTGAATTTCACATTCGCAACCGTCTTTGTATTCATATCCATTTTCAAACTTATATAAGTCATATTGATGCCCGCATTTATCGCAATTCTGTCTTAGTATTACTTCGATTGGTTGATATTTTTTTAAACTTTTGTTTATTTTTTCGTCAAATAATGGTTTCATAACTTCCTCCTAGTCCCAATAACTTTCGTCGTACTTCATACGTTCTAATTGATCCGTGCCAGTTGGTTGTATTTTTTGATTGAGGTACCCCTCAAATTTATTGCCAAAAAGTGTTTCTGGTCTAAGGTATTTATCGCTATCCGTGTTTAACCATTCAGCTGTTTTGATATCAATCACCTTTTTAAAATCCTCCAACCTAAAATCTTGATTCCATCTTGCTTTAATAAAATCTTTTGTTTTAGCTGTATTATGTTTAAAATGCTTTCCTGCTTTTTTATTTAAGTATTCGATAATTTCTTTATAGGGAATGGAAGACACCGTCGGGTTGCCCGACAATATACTTCCTTCATTATTAGTATTGTTATTATTAGTTAAATCATTATTAGTACTATTATTATTAGTAGTACGCCCTTTTCGGTTTTCCGTTTTTCCGTTTTCCGAAAACCCGTTTGCCGATAATCCGTTTTCCGAAAATGGCATTTCGGTTGGTTTTTCGTAAACTAAGTATTCAAAACCTTTAAACACACCGTTTTCAGCTCTTTTTTGTATTCTGTGAACATATTTATTATCCATAAGTTCTTGAACGCCACTATTGATTGATTTTTGTCCATCATTCATATGTTTAACTACTTCTGACGTGTATATTTGCCAATTGTCAGGACGACTCAGGAAATACAATAATATCCCTTTAGCTTTAGCACTTAAATTACTATCGAACACAAAAGATTTATGCACAGTTACAAAATCGCCACTTTCTTTTATCGTTCTAAATGTTGCCATTTTTTTATCTCCTTTCTGTTATAATTAATAAAAATATGATTAGGAGTGAATAACTTGAAAAAATGTTTCATTGCTTGCCCTATAGGTACTGATGATTCTAAAGTAAGAAGAAACTCTGATTTTCTTTTACAATCCATCATAAAACCTGCTTTAGAATCAGATTTTGAAATCCAACGCTCTGACCTTATATCATCGACCAATAAAATCACTGATGAAATAATTGGTGGATTAACGAATTCTGAATTAGTTATTGTAGATTTGAGTACGCATAACCCGAACGTATTTTATGAATTAGGTTACAGACACGCTCTAGAGAGACCAACAATTACTATGATTAACAAAGATGAGAATATCCCTTTTGATGTTAGCGCTTACCGTACAATTTACTACAGCGAATTATACGCGGATGTAGTAAATGCCAAAGACCAACTTAAAGAAACTATCAAAACATTTACAGATAATGATTTCAATTTTGAAAATCCAGTCAATAAGTATAATAATATCGATAATGAATACGGTGTTTTAAATAGACATTTGTTAGATATAAAAAGCGATTTATCCGAATTAAAAGAGTTTCTACCTTCAGTGACCAAACAAGACCCTGATATTCCCGCTGATTCTATGGTAAGAATGATGGAACTTGCCGTTCAGTATCCGGATCAATTTGAAAGATTGATGGAATTGCAAAACAAAAACAGTCAATAACCCTTCCCTTTTAAGAAGCCCTCTAGATATTTAATTCGGGCTTCTTTTTCACGCAATTGTTTTTGTTGATATTTTATATAGTTAATAGCAAAGCGTATTAATATTTTGTTCATTTCTCTTTCTCTCCTTTCAGCATTTTATTGAGCCTCTCATCAACTTTTAGCCATGAGTCATGCAAGTGATATTTATCATCAAACGACTTAACGCCAATCGCATGTTGCTGGTTATGATGTTCGCGACATAACGCTAATACATGTTTGTTGTAGTGATTCATCTTATTTCTGTTCATTCCTCTGCCGACTGCTTCATAATGCGATAGGTCAGCGTGAGGCTTTCCGCATATTACACAGTTGCGGTTAACAGTTGACCAGTATAAGAATGATTTATCTTGTTTCAGTAGATTACTCGTTTTGTAGCTAAGTGGTATGTCATTGTAGAACGTCCAGTCAAGCGTTGCTTCAATGATTTGACTCGCTTGTGTTCTCGTACAATTACTTAGCGAAACACGTTCATCATAGCCGTAGTACGTTCTTACAAACTCGATGAACATATGTCTCATATAGTCCATTGGTTGACCTGTATGTTCTTCTATATCTTTGACAAGCGCAAATATTTTTCGTCGTTGCTTGCCGGTAATTTGAAACGGATCTATAACGTTTACATCTACTTCTACATCAAACCCGTTATCAAGTAGTAATGTTTCTTTATTGCCTAATTCAACATCCGAGATGACAACTGTTGTTGTGCCGTCGTCTTGAGTGATATAACTAGTAATTTTCGGCATTTAATCATTCCAATCAGAACGGGAGGTCTGAAAAATCTTCTTCAGTATTGTCAAACGGATTATTACCAGTTTGAGTTTGTCTTTGTTGTTGATAATTGTTTTTTTGTTGTTGGTTGTTATTCTTCGGTTCTAAGAATTGTACGCTGTCCGCTACTACTTCTGTCACAAATACACGTTGCCCGTCTTTGTTTTCGTAGTTACGTGTTTGTAGTCGTCCGTCTACACCTGCCAACGATCCTTTAGAAAGGTAGTTTTTAACGTTTTCAGCTTGTTTTTTGAACACTACTACGTTTATAAAATCTGCTTCACGCTCGCCTTGAGCATTCGTGAATGTTCTGTTTACTGCTAATGTGAATGTCCCTACATTTACACCATTTGGTGTACTTCTTAATTCTGGGTCTTTTGTTAAGCGTCCTACTAAAACTACTCTGTTTAACATTATCGTTTTCCTCCAGTAATTGTTTTTGCGTTATTTCGTATTTTTTGAATAGCTTCTGCTGCTTGTTTTTCTGTTAATTTATAGTTATTTATGTCGAATTTTTGTTCTACTATATTTTGTGGCGCTTCTTTATCCGTGCCCTTTATCAATTTAGTGAAACTTATAACCTCTTTCTTTAAAATCCCTATAGTTTCGCTACTTGCCCATTGCGTTCTAGTTTGCTGTTTTGGATTATTATTTTTTCCACTTGCTTCATTTCCGTCATCGTCTTGGTCACTAGTAATACCGAAAATCGCAGATAGCGAATAACGTTTAAGATAACTTATTAACGAGCCTGCTCCTTGTGGCGTATTCTTTTCTGCATTCATAAATACAGGATCATACTCGATATATTCACCGCTTTCATGCATAAGCATTGTAGCGACTCCTACGCGCCCGTCTACATCGTTCAAAGCCCATTGAGTATAAGACAGTCCATGAGGTGTTGCCGCCTCGTCAATGGCTTCTACAACGTTCTCAAGAGGTACGTATTTTGATTTGAAAAATGGATTATTTTTATCTTTGAGTGGTTGTTTTACTTCCTTGCGAAATGCAACCATAGCTTTATTTATTTCAACAACTGTTTCTGATTTATTCATCACTTAATCACCAGACTTTCTGTTACCTTTAATTCAACGCCAGGAATATCTTTCCCAGCTTTCAAATCATCGATTAGTTGCTTAGAATTAAGTTTCGGGGCTTGTGATAGCCAATAATCCTTTGGAATAAGTTTTTCATCGATAATATTTTTACTAGCTCCGTTTTTGCGTTTAAAAATATGATTAGTAGCTGTGCGGTAACTATCTACTTCTTGTGTTTCTAACATTTCTTTTAAGTAATCTCTTAATCGATCAGTTAAATTTTGTTTTTGTTTTTTTAAATTTTGAAGTCGTTTAATCTCTTTATCTATGACATCTATGTCACCTAAAGTTTCACGTCTCCAATTGACAATGTTATCTACTTTGACATTCATTTCTGCTTGAATAGAATCTAATGTGTCTTTTAATAATGTTTGGTCTAATTCATCTTGATTAGACAACTCTTTAAATGCTTCTGATAACTCATATAGATTAGCCATCGCTTAACACCTCCCCCGCTAGCATCTTTTTAGCTTTCTCGTATCTAGCCAATATTGTGTTATCGTCATCTACATTGTTGTGCATATTTATTGATGCGACTTTTCCTAAATAGTCATCGCTGTAGTGCCAGACCCATATAACGTTGTACTTATAATCAACTTGATAAGAAGTGCTTTGTACACGTTCTATTAAGTCAATTGCCATTCGTTTAAATTTATGTGGTTTCATATCGCACCTACCATTTCATGACTAAGTTAATTAGTCTGTCATAATCATCTGCGTTTTCTTCAATCCATTCGTAAATAGATTGATTTAATATGTCTAATGCTGTGTATAGATCGTTCTCATTAGTTATGTTTATGCCGTCGATAAACTTATCTTCTAAATCTAAGATATTCACCAGAATGCTGTGGTCCTTCTTCTTAACTGCTAATTTAAAATCAAATCCGTCTACATTAATTACCTTCTGACATACATCGCCTATTTCGTAATACATCTTGACTTCCTCCGTTTTTCGTTTTATATTGAACACGAATTAATTTTGTTAATCGTTTGTCACTGTTACTTGTTGGCGCAAGTAGCAGTTTTTTTATTCTTCATAAAAGTATTCTTTATAAAATATGAATGTTGCGATACTTGTGAATCCCGCAATTGACCATGCTGTAGTGAAGTACAGCAATGGCATAAGCACAATCGCTAAGACTGTGAAGCATAGTACTGCTAATAAGTAGCTTTTATAAGTTTTACTCATTTTCTTTTTTCAACTCCTCCATTATTCTCTCGTCTGATAAGTCGTGATAAGGGAATTTTTTTCTAGCTAATTGGACAGGTACTCTGCCTCGTATCGCGATGTACCCTTCGTCTTCAAGTTCTTTATTCAGTTCTCTTATTATTTGTCCTGCTTTGGATTTTGAAACAGATAAAATTACCGCAAGTTCTTTAGCTTGCAAACTATTTTTTATCATATCTATTCCTCCTTTTTATTTTTGTGTTGTGTATAATTTAGTTATCTCCTAGTGAGAGGAGGTGATAATTATGGCAACCAATCCGCCTAAAGATGGACGCCGTAAAGGTGCAGTAAAAAATCGCTCTCAAGTTAAAAATCCTAAAACGGGTCGTTACGTTAAACGTAATTCTGAAACTGGTAGATTTATGGATGTGAAATCAGATTCAAAACCGTTTAAAGGTGTTCGTAAGGAACGTTAACTTGAGTGAAGCTACTCTAATTCATTTAGAGTGGCTTTAATATCGTTTTGTGAAATTACTTGATTAATTACAATTGAAAGGTTGTTAACTAATTCTTCATCATGTTCTTCATAACCAGATTCATACATCATTGCGTGCAGTAACTCATGGATAAGTATTTGTTTTTTTCGCTCGAATGATAATCCTCGTTTAAGTTGTATGAGACTATCTTTATAAATACAAAGCCCTAAACAACTTGGATTGTTATCTACATCTTCTAATTGAACTATTTTGTATTTCACGCCACATACGTTGATTTCCATTCTTTATACTCCTTTCGTGTATAATGTTGTTATTAAATAATTAAGATGTTTGTTTTTCTCCTAAAAACTTGTTAACAAAGTATTGTTGTCCTTTGCCTGTTACTTTTGGTGTCTTGCTAATTGATGTGTGTCCGTCTGAATGTGTAATTGATGTTTCTTTAATTTCGAATAACTCACGTTCCATTGAATACTGTGTAGGCATGTTATAATCCACACCCTTGCGTTTAATAAGGAATCCGTTTTGACGTAACCACTCAAACAATCTGCGTTGCCCGATGTTTATACCGTTTTGTTTAATGATCTTTGCTAACTCTCCAACTAAAATTGATGTCTTAGTAGTAGCTACTGCATCTGCAAATACAATTTTTGGTTTATCACGTTCAATCTTTGTTTCTAATTGATTGATTGTGTTGTTAGCAATTTTTAAAGCACGTTGCATAATCATTTCTGGGCTGTTCCATGCTTTCTCTACTTGGATGAAGTATTGTCTTGCACGTTTGCCAGGTTCACTACGTTGAATCATTGCAATCTCTTTTGCAGTGTCGAGAGTGAGAATATGATTAACTTGTTCATAAGTACGCGCCCTTTTTTGACCGTGTACTTTTTCAACTTGCGAAATAAAATCTATCCCGTTTTCAAAACCATATTCCGTCATTCTTTCGAACCACTTATCGTACCTAGTTGAAACTTCTAATGCTTGATGAAGTTCTCGACCGCTGATTGCGATTTCTCCATTTTCTTTTTCTTGTATGTTGAACATTTCGCCGATGTTCGATTTTGTTTTTAATGCTTGCATATTGTTTATGCTCCTTTCGTGTATAATGTTGTTATCAACCTAAGGAGGTGATAAGTATGGACATAATCGCGATTTGTATCGCAATTTTTAGTTTCTTACTGACTGCACTTAAATATTATTTAGACTATATGAAAGATTCTCTTAACATCGATGTTATACCTACCAGAAGCTTTAATTACTTGGTCGATGACAAATCAAGTTACAACGATATAACATTTATTAATTTCACAAAGTTTCCCATTTCTGTTATTGACGTTGAATTTGATATTAAAAATAAAGTAAATGAACAAAAAACGTTCAAACCTATACGATATAAAGATAAAAACTACTCCATTCCATTTACTTTAGGACCTTATGAAAGTGTAGAATGTACTTTTTTGCTCGAAGAATATCCAGTGATATGGGAATGGGATGTGACTATCAAAGTCACTACCAACAAAGGAATCTATATAAAGCCTGTTATCATAGAATCGCGGACAGAACACCGAGAATCAGAGCCACAAGTGACAGAGTTAACATCAGCAAATAAGGTAAGTGCTCTTTCCAACCCCAAGGATGGTTTTTTAAAGAAGTTTTTATATCATTTAAAACCTTAAACATTTAAAATCCTCCCTTTCCGTCACTCTTTAATTGGAGTGGCGTTGATTTTTTCGTCTAACTTTTTCAATGCTAATTTGTAAATAACTGAAGCATGTTCGGTTTTAAAATGAGATTCAGCAATAATTTTCAATGTTTCTAATTTATTTCTTGCATCACCGTATGTGGTACTTTCTGATAGAACACCTTCTAAAATTTGTTGAACTCGATAATCTAAAAGTTTTAAGTCTTTATTGATGCATTGTTCGGCACACTCTTCTTTGGTTAACGTGATTTGTTCCATAGTGTCCTCCTTTTAAGATGTTATTTCGTTTTTGTGCATTTTTGGAACTCGCTCAATAAAAAAATATTCTGGAAATAGTTCTTGTATAGGTGTTTCGAGAGCCTTAGAAAAAATCATCGCTTCATCTAAATTAATAGGAATCTCTCCGCGTTCTCTTTTTCCGTATTGTTGACCCGAAACACCAATCAAACTCCCCATAAAGTCTTGGTTCTTTTTCGCCGCTTTTCTAAAGCTATATAAATCTTTGTGCATTTTTGGAACACCTCCTGAAAACAATACTACACCTGATGTTCCAAAATTGCAAGTGCTTTTTACATATTTTTTTGCCTCTACACATATTTTTATGTTTTTGTTGCATTTTTGGAACCGTAGACATATAATGAAGTTATTAGTTAGATAATATGTTTAAAGGAGATAAAAATATGAGTTCATTTTCTTCGAATCTAGAACGTCTGATGAACAAAAGAGATATGAGTGATAGTGAATTAGCAGAATTAGTAGATGTAAATAGAACAACAGTCACAAGATGGAGAAAGGGAATTAGAAGTCCAAAACTAGATAAATTACCTGAAATAGCTAATGTTTTTGGAGTTAAACCCTTAGATTTAATACATGATATGGATGATTCGAAAATTATTGAAGAAATTCATAACGTGTCATCTCAACTCACGCCTCCAAGACAAAGCAATGTACTAAAATATGCGACTAATCAATTAGAAGAGCAAAATAATGACAGTGATAATCTGGTAGATTTCAATTCTTACATTCAAGAAAAATCCGAAGTGGATATATATGGTTGTGCGTCTGCTGGTATTGGTGAAAGATTATATAACGAGCCTATTTCAAAAGAATTCGTAAGAGGTTATGTCCCCGCACATGATATAGCTTTAAAAGTAAATGGAGATTCAATGGAGCCGTTATTTAAAAACGGACAAATTATATTCATTGAAAAATCTCACACTATCAAAGATGGACAAATAGGCGTCTTTATTATAAATGGAGATGCTTACGTAAAGAAAGTTTATGTAGAAGATAATAGATTAACGTTGGTTTCTTTAAATAAAAAGTATAAAGATTTACATTTTTATGATAATGAAAGTGTGAGGTTAGTTGGAAAAGTTATTTTATAGGAGGTAGTAAAATGAATTTAAAAGAAGTTGACATTAACATTGAAGAGTGGGAAATGGTTGAAATCCCCTTTTATACAGAAGAAGAACTGACTTATAGGTTGAATAATGGTTTACCTATAACTAAAAGTGAACTTGAAGAACAGGAGTCGAAAAAATGAGTACTTATAAAGAAATTGAAAACTTACACATCAATACTGGTGGTAAAGAGCTTACTCAAGAACAAATAGAAGAAGCCAAATCTTTTATAGACAGTCAAGGATTTAAAGATATGATTCGAGAAGCTAAAGAGTCACGTCAAAGAGTTATGGAATCTAAAATTACTGAAAGAACTAAAATGTGATTAATAGCGCCTGTGTGGCGGTTTAATAAATTCATATGAATCAATGCCAATGTATACTATAATAAATAAGTATTTGAAAGGAGATGAAATGATGTCAGAGTATAAATTGTCACCAATTGTCAAATGGGCTGGTGGAAAAACACAATTATTAGATGCGATTAATGCACTCATACCAAACGATTTTGCTATCTATCATGAACCGTTTTTAGGCGGAGGAGCAACATTATTATCCAATCAACCTAAAAACGCTATAATTAACGATCTTAATTATGAATTAATGACAACATACAATGTTATCAAACATGACATTACACCTTTAATTAAAGAACTTAAAGATATGATAAAACAGCACAACACTAATAATGCTAAAGATTTTTATATGACAGTAAGAGAGCAAGAAATACTCAATTTAAATGATATAGAAATAGCCGCAAGATTCTTATACCTTAACAAAACTGGTTTTAATGGTTTATATAGAGTAAATAGCCAAGGTAAATTTAATGTACCTTTTAATAAAAAAGACATGATAAAAAACTCTACTGTATTTTCTGAAACAAACTTAAGAAATTTGAATAAATACTTTAACGAAAACAACATTATAATATTAAACGAAGACTTTAACGAAGCTTTAAAAAAAGTTAAAGAAAATGATTTTGTCTTTATCGATAGCCCGTATGACGAAGCATACACTAGTTATCAAAAAGGTGGGTTTCATGAAAAAGAGCATAAAGAACTAGCGGAAAGGTTAATTGAATTAGATAAAAAAGGCGTTAAATGGATTGTGACAAATCATAATACTAAGTTAATACAATCTTTGTATAACCAATTTGACTTTTATGAAATCCCAGTAAACAGATTCATTAATTCCGACGCTCAAAAGAGAAGCAACGCAACTAATGAAGTCTTAATATTAAATTACAAACCAACCAAGAGACAACTAAAAGAATTTGAAAGAGCAAAGTTTTATAAACAATTAAAACCTACTTCTTTTGTACTCAAAGAATATGTAAAATGGGAAAAATTGCAAGAAAATGTAAGAGAGTATGAATTACAATTAAATGATTTAAATGTATTAATGGCAAGTGACGAATTTGAATTCAAAGAAAAATTCGAACGTCTTTATTCACAAAGAGCCGAATCGTTTGATATTTTACCGCTGTTCATATCATCCCGTAATAAACAAATTGAATATTGGTCAAGTGATGGAGAGGCTAAAAAATATGGTTTTGATAAAAAAGAAACTGTTTTCGATTTTCTAGTCGAAAGCGGTTTAAGAGAAAACTTGTTTATGAATAATAGATATAAAAATGTCTTAGACTATATATTAGGTCTCGAAGTTGGATTGAGTAGTAATGATAAAAAGAATTACACTGGAACATGGATGATGAATCAAATAGCAAATTTACTTAAAGAAAACGATATCACATTCAGAAAAGAAGTGCCTTACAAGGAAATAATCGATGCGAATAGAATTAAAGATAAAACTTTTGACTTTGTTTTTAATAAAGACGATGTTACTTATTGTTTGGAAGTTAACTTTTTTAATACATCTGGTAGCAAAATAAATTCCGAAGCAGAAAGATTTATAGAATTGAATAAAGAATTGCAAAATTATGAAGATATAGAGTTTATATGGGTGACTGACGGAATAGGACTCAAAAAAAATCAAACTTCTATAAATAAAGCTATGAAATCTATTGGAAATTTATATAACCTTACAACATTCGATGAATTTCTAAAAGAATTATAATAACGGGTAGCCCGCCTACCCTTATTATTTTTTTGCCAATTTTGAGGAGGGAGAAGCAAAATGCCAGTATATAAGGATGAAAGTACAAACAAATGGTATTTTTCCATTAGATATAAAGATGTATACGGTAATAACAAACGTAAGATGCAACGCGGTTTTTCAACTAAGCGTGAAGCTAAGAGTGCAGAGGCTATTTTTTTGAATGACGTAAACGAAGGATATAGCGATTCTAAAACATTTGATTATATTTTTCATCACTACTTAGAAAATAGCGATTTGAGACCTAAAACAAAACGACGCAAGCAAAATGAATATCATAAACACTTTAAAGCTAAGTTTGGGCACATAAAAATGAATAAGATAACACAAAATCAATGCCAAGAGTTTCGTAAATATCTAATAGAGAATGTAGCATCAACAAATTCTGCTCGTACAATTTGGTCAGGTTTTAAAGTTGTAATTAATTATGCCAAAAAATACTTTGGATTACGTACAGATCCAACAATATCAATTAAACCTATTCCGCGTGTAAAACCAAAACCTAAGTTTATGATGCGTGAAGAATTTGAAGAAAGAATCAAAGACATTGAAGAGCAAGATTACAGAGAGTTATTTACATTAATGTTTTATACAGGTTTGAGGATTGGCGAAGCTATGGCGCTTGTTTGGACAGACTACAATAAATACAAAAAAGAGATATCCATAAATAAAACAATGGATATCTCTAATAGAACTATATATCCGAGACCGAAAACAGATAGTTCAGAGGATATTGTTCCTTTACCTAAATTCATCAATACAATGTTAACTGAACGACACCAACGTGAAAAAGAGTTAAACAAATATTTTGATGAACGTAGTTATTTTATTTTCGGAGGAATGGCTCCCAAACATTATAGTCATGTTCAAAAGAAATTTCAAAAAGCTTTCCCTCATTATAACATTCATGCGTTAAGACATTCTTATGCATCTTATCTTGCAAATAATGGTGTAGATATTTTCGTTTTACAGTCACTCATGAGACATGCTCAAATCACTGAAACGATGGGCACTTACAGTCATTTATATACTCAGAAAAAACACGATGCTATAGCCATTTTTGACAAGTAA